AAGCCTTCAGTATAGAAGGATATTTTGCGGATCGCATGGAAAGACCTAAGGAAGAAATTAAAGACGAGCTTTCAAAAGAAGACTTACAAGTACAGCAAATAATAGACATCATTAAAGAACACGATAATGAAAGATAAATCTAAAGAATTTATAACACCAAGCAAGACAAGTCCTAAGGGAAGTCGTAGAGGTGGCTGTTTATGTAAAGACAACACTTATAAAACTAAGTGCTGTGATGGTAGCTTAAGGGCTCAAGGAGTTGGTAATGTTTGAAAATGCAAAATAAATTAAACTAAATTATATATTAATATGAAGTCAAACAATGTGATTGAAAAAATCAAAGACGTTCTTAATCTTAACGAGGAAGTTAAGCTAGAACAACAAGCTTTAGAAAATGGTACTGTCTTAGAGGCAGATGCATTTGAAGCAGATAACGAAGTATTTATCGTTACTGAAGACGAAAAAGTAGCATTACCAGTTGGAGAGTATCAACTCGAAGACGGAAGAATCTTAGTAGTAGCTGAAGAAGGTCTTATTTCAGAAATGAAAGAAGCTGGAGAAGAAGAAGTAAAGGAAGAAGTGGAAGAAGTGGAAGCTCAAGAAGAAGAAAAAGAAGAAATGGGCTACGCTACTAAAGAAGAACTTCAAGAGGTAAAAGATATGATTGATGAAATCAAAGCAATGCTTGAGCCTAAGGAAGAAATGAGTTCTGAAGACTTAGGAAACCTTATAACAGAGGAATTATCTAAGCACGAATTAAACGAAGTGCCAAAAGAGGTGCAAGAAGAATTGAATGAGCCAAGTGCAGAGCCTATTATGGCTAACCCAGAAGCTGACTCAACAAACAAACCAAGTTTTAAGTTTGCACAAAATCGCAAACCTTCAACTTTTGATAGAGTATTAAACAAAATAATTAACAACTAAAATTAAATAAAATGCCAAATCCAACTATTACAAACTCTAGTTATGCTGGAGAATTTGCTGGGAAGTACTTAGGTGCTGCCCTATTATCTGCTTCAACTTTAGATGCTGGAGCTGTAACTATTTTACCAAACATCAAGTATAAGGCTGCTATGAAAGTAGGAACTTTTTCAAACATAGTACGTTCTGCTGATTGTGATTTCGATGCTACAACATCTGGACTTACTTTGACTGAAAAAGTACTAACACCAGCTGAACTACAAGTAAACTTACAAATCTGTAAGAAAGAGCTTCACGCTGACTGGGAAGCGGCTCAAATGGGCTTTAGTGCTTTTGACGAATTGCCTCCATTATTCTCTGACTATGTAATTTCAAGAGTTGCTGCTGAGGTTGCTAACGCAACTGAAACTTCTATCTGGAGTGGTGCTGCTGGAGAAGGTTCTTTTGATGGCTTTGCTACTTTAATGGCTGCTGATGCAACTGTTGTAGATGTTGCTAAAGCTACTGTAAGTGCTGCAAACGTAATTGCAGAATTAGGAAAAATAGTAGATGCTGCAAGTGCTTCTGTATTAGGGAAAGAAGATTTAACTCTTTACATCTCTAACAACATTGCACGGGCTTATATAAGAAGTCTCGGAGGTTTTTCAACTAACATTGGTGCTAATGGTGTAGACAATAAAGGAACTACTTGGTACAGCGGAGGTCAATTGACTTTTGAAGGAATCAATATCTTTGTAGCACAAGGATTAGCAGACAACAACGCTGTATTGGCTCAGAAGTCTAACTTATTCTTTGGAACAGGTCTATTAGATGACAGAAATAAAGTAGCGGTCATAGACACCAGCGAATCTTTAGGGGATGATAATATACGGATTGTGATGCGTTACACCGCTGGATGCCAGACAGGAATTGGTAGCGACTGCGTTTTATATTCTTAATTACTAATTAACTAATATTAAAGGGGTGGGCAAGAACTGCCTACCCTTTTTTATTTAAAACCAAAATAATATGGCTTGTGCAATAACAAAAGGTAGAGGGGTAGGATGTAAGACTGCCTTTGCTGGAATTAAAAATATTTACATCTTAGATTTTAGTGATACTGTAGCTGCTTTAGCAGACAGTAGTGGAACTGTAACACTACCAAGTAGTGGGGCAGAATTCTTCAAGTTTGAAGTAAAAGGTGGTCAAACATCTTTAGAGACAACTGTAGTTTCGAGTAGAGAGAATGGAACGACATACTATGAAAGTACATTAAATGCTACTTTTCAAGTATTAGATGTGGCTACTCAAGAGGAGATAAAACTTCTTAATAGAGGTAGAGCTCATTATGTAGCTGAACTATATCCTAATGGTGCTGGAGTAACTAAGTATTTACTAATAGGTAAAGAAAATGGTGCTGAAATCACAGGAGGGACTATCGTTTCTGGGGCAAGTCCTGCAGATTTGCAAGGATTTACAATTACTGCGGTAGCTATGGAAGTTAATCCTCCATTCTTCTGTACTATTCCAGATGTAGCTTCTGCAACTTCTATAGTTCCAGCTTAGTAGATTATTTATATTTAAAATTAGCCTTTCCTTTTGGAAGGGCTTTTTTTATTTATATACAATACAAAATTTTTTCTTTTTGTTTATATATTAATATGAAGTTAATAGGAACTAATGGGGATAAGGCTTTTAAGGTAATTCCAAGACAATTTATTGATGGTGGTATTACTGTAAAACTTACAAGCGAAAGCACAGGAGCATTAATAACTAAAACACCTACTGCATCAACTGATGGTAATTATATGACTTTCACTATTGCCTTTGGTACTTTGACAGAAGGAGATTTTTATACTCTCGAAATTAAAAACGGAACTGCTGTCATATATAAGGATAGAGTATTCTGTACAGACCAAACAGTAAACCAAGTAAACAATGATTACTATTCTGTAAATGATGGAGAATACACCACAGAGAATAGTTTCGATAACGATTATATTATAATATGAACGATTTAAGAATTGTAAATTTAAGTAGTTACACAAGCCCAGAGATTGTAGAGAAGTCTAATAAGCAATGGGTGGCTTATGGTAGTGATAATAATTTCTTTGGACACTTAATCTCTAATTATGAGAATAGTCCAACAAACAACGCTATTATAAACGCTATTAGCCAACAAATATATGGACTTGGCTTAGATGCTTCTGATTCAAGTAGAAGACCAGAGCAATACGCTAAAATGATTACAATGTTTCACAAGGACTGTGTACAAAAGCTTTGTTTTGATTTAAAGCTAATGGGTCAATGTGCAATGCAAGTAATTTACTCAAAGGACAGAAAGACAATCGCTCAAGTTGCTCATATACCAGTAGAAAACTTAAGAGCTGAGAAGTGTAACGAAAAAGGAGAGATAGAAGGCTATTTTTATTCTGATGATTGGTCAAATGTAAAACCAAGAACTGAACTTAAAAGAATACCAGCTTTTGGGTGTAGTAATGAAAACATAGAGATTATATATGTAAAGCCTTACAGAGCTGGTTACAAATATTATAGTAGTCCAGACTATACAGGGTGCTTACAATGGTGTGAGATAGAAAGCGAAGTATCAAACTTTCACTTAAACAACGTTCAAGGTAGTTTTAGTCCTAACACACTAATCCAATTTAACAATGGAACACCAAACGCAGAAGAAAGACAAAACTTAGAAAACAGAATAGCTCAGAAGTTCACAGGAACTGGAGGCAATAAGTTTATACTTGCTTTTAATGATAACCAAGATGCAGCAGCGACTGTAGAGACATTGCCTATTAGTGATGCTCACAATACTTACGAATATGTAAGTTCACAAGCTACAGAAAAGATTATGGTAGGTCATAGGGTTGTTTCTCCAATGCTTTACGGAATTAAGGATTCTACAGGCTTAGGAAACAATGCAGAGGAGCTTAAAACAGCTTCTATATTGATGCAAAACTTAGTTATAGCACCTTTTCAACATTTATTGATAGATGCTTTTGATTCTATATTAGCTTACAATCAAATAAGCTTAAAATTATACTTTAAGACACTTCAACCTTTACAATTTATAGATTTAGAGAATGTAGAAGATGAAGAGACAAAAGAAGAAGAAACAGGGGTTAAATTAAGCGAACAATTACCAGACGATTTAGGAAGCGATATTGCTGATGCCTTAATAGACTTAGGAGAGGACGAATCAGAGCTTTTAAACGACTTTGATGTAATAGATGAACGAGAAGTTGACTACGATGAAGAAGTAGGCTTAGATGAAGTTATATCAGATCTTAATAAACCAAAGGAAAAAAGTACACTTGCTAAGGTATGGGAATTTGTTAGTACAGGTAAAGCGACACCATATAGAGAGAGTGAGCAAGATGGAACAAGTAAACAAACTGATGAGAAAGGCAATGAGTTTTTAGTAAGATATATGTATAGCCCACAATCGTATAATGCAAACTCAAGAAGGTTCTGTAAGAAAATGGTAGATGCTAAAAAAGTTTACAGAAAAGAGGATATTATTTCTATGGATGATAAGGTTGTAAATGCTGGATTTGGAAAGGGAGGCTCAAATACTTATTCAATATGGCTTTACAAAGGTGGTGCAAGATGCTCTCATAAATGGGTTAGGAAAACATTTGTGCGTAAAGAAGGTGGTAAAGGCTTAGGAAGTGCTATTAGTACAACAGAGGCAAGGTCAAGAGGTTTTAAGCCAGAGGCTAACGCACAGAAAGTACCTGTAGCTCCTAAGGATATGCCGTATAAGGGTTATACAGCAGCTTATTGGAATAAAATAGGATTTAAGAATTAATATGGCAACAGCATTATTTATAAACAGAACGGACTTAGTTAAAAACTCTATTATTGATGGCAATGTAGATACTGACAAGTTTATACAATTTATTAAGGTCGCCCAACAAATCGACATACAAAATATATTAGGCTCAGAGCTATATAAGAAAATTGGTGCAGATATTACTTCTGGAGCTGGTGGAGGTACTGGTTTATCTGGTAATTATTTGACTTTAGTTTCAGAATTTATTCAGCCAACATTAATCTGGTTTGCACAGATGAATTACATCCCTTTCGCAGCTTATCAAATAAAAAACGGAGGTGTATTTAAGCATAGTAGTGAAACTGCACAGAACGTAGATAAAAACGAGGTGGATTACTTAGTATCTAAGGCAAGAGAATACGCTAACTACTACTCTACTCGACTAGTAGACTATTTATCGTTTAATGATAATCTTTTTCCTGAATACAATCAAAATAGTAACGAGGATATTAGCCCAGATACAGATTCTACAACGTTTAATGGATGGGTTTTATGAAATATAAAGTAAAAGAAGTAAACGTAAAGCGTTTAGAGAGCTACATACAGCTAAAAGAGAAAGAAGAAAAAACTGATATAAAACAAAAAGATGGCATACGGAGAAATATATAACACAACTTGGTGGGGCAATGCTTTAGATACTGCAAGAACTGCTGGTACTGAACCAGACTTTTTTGGTAGTCAGATGAAACTGCTTACAAGTGAGCAAGATAGTATAGTTACTAATGGCGATTTTGCTACTGATACTTGGTGGTTAAAAAGTAGTGCAAATGTTAACATCTCAAATGGTAAAGGTAATTATACTGCAGGTACGACAGAATATTTTTATAAACCTAACATTTTAACAATAGGTAAACAATATAAACTTGTTTTTGAAATAACTGACTATACAACAGGTTATTTAAGTGCTTTAGCTGGTAATTGGAGTGAAATACAAACTTCTGTTGGAACTTATGAAATATATTTTACTTGTATTGATGATGATTTTGGATTAGTAGGAAATACTTTTAGAGGTTCAATAGACAACGTATCAGTACAGGTAGCAAGATTAGAATTAGACCAAATAGAAGCAAAAAAATGTTTAGCTGATTGGATACACACAACAGCATTACAAGACTTAAATAATTAAACAATGGCAAAACCAAAATTAGCATTAATACCAGCAGCACAAGGCACTAAGTTATTCTCTGTATTACCGAGTGATGGTGTGGGAGACTTTACTTTCACAAGAGGCAGCGTAGCAACAAGAATAAACGCACAAGGATTAATAGAGAACGTTGCGAGCGGTCAATCAAGACTTGACTACCCATTGATAGATGGTGTTCAGAAAGGATGTCCACATCACATTTTAGAACCAGCAAGGACTAACTTATTACCTTATAGTAATGATTTTAGTAATGCTGCTTGGACTAAATTTGGAGGAGGAACTGGAGCAGTTCCAATAGTAACATTAAATCAAGGTATTTCTCCAGATGGAACAAATAACGCAACAAGGATAGAATTTTCAATTGCTGCTGGAACAACAACATCTGACCAATCAATTGTTCTTGATAGTGTTACAGTTCCATCTGCAGATACAACACAAAAAAGTATTTATTTAAAATCAAATACAAGCAATAGTTACGAATTAATTATTTACGAGTCAACAAGTGCAAGTGGCACAAATGTTAAAAAAATAACAGTAACAACAGAATGGAAAAGATTTGTAGTTTATGGAGCTGTTTCATCAACAACAAGTGGATTAGCATTTGGGTTAAGAAATATAAGTGTAAGTGGAGTTTCGCAGAGTGCAGATGTATTAGTTTATGGTGCTCAATTAGAATCTGGTTCTTTTCCAACCTCTTACATCCCAACAAGCGGAACAGCAGTAACTCGTTCAGCAGAAACTGCTACTGGAGCTGGGAACTCAACTACGTTTAACGATTCAGAAGGTGTGCTGATGGCAGAAATAGCGGCTTTGGCTGATGATGGAACAAATAGATATATTTCTTTATCTGATGGTACGACAAGTAATAGAGTTAATATATTTTTCGATAGTAGTAATAATTTAAGAGGTTTTTATAATGGTCTTTCTGGAAGTATTACAATAAACACAGATATTAAATTAAATAATAAAATCGCTTTTAAATACAAATCTGGAGATAGTTCATTTTGGTTTAATGGTTTTGAAGTAGCAACAAGAGCCGATTCATTATCTTTAAGTGGATTAGATTCAGTATCTTTTGATTTAGGTGGTGGTTCAGATTTCTACGGAAAAACTAAGCAAATACAATACTTCGATTCAGTTCTTGATTCGCAACAACTTGAACAATTAACGTCTTGGACATCTTTTACAGATATGGCAGAAGGACAATTATACACAATAGAATAGATATGGCACAAACACTAAAATTCGGCAATAAAACGTGGGCTACAAAAGTAGGTTCTACGCTTGCTTATAATGATGAGAATGGAAACTACAAGCCTCTGC